TCTGGTAGCGGTACTGATGCCCACTTTTATTCCAACAGTCCCGTCCTTTATGTCCGGTGTACTGTGAGCAATATAGGTAATGGCGAAGAGTTCCAAGGTTCTGTGATGTGTGATTGATGACTACCAGACGCGAACAAATCCTGTCGCAGATTGCCACGACACTGGCCAGCACCGCTGGCGTTAATGGGAGGGTGTACAGGTCAAGAGTGACAGCGGCTGCAAGGGCTGAGACTCCAATGATCGTCATCGAGCCAGTGAATGACGTTGCGCAGCAGCAAACATCACTACCAAAGCTTGACTGGACAATGCGCGTAAGGGTCGTCGTGATTACTCGATCCACGACTCCCTATACGGATGCTGATTCAGTGATTGAATCCATGCACTCGAAACTTATGGCTGATTTGACTGTTGGAGGATACGCGATTGATGTGCAGCCCGTACTAACAAGCTTTGAGTTTCTCGATGCAGATCAACCTGCTGGGGTGTTTTCCAATGAGTACGACGTTAAATACAGGACATCAGTAGCAGACCTTACTGTCTACTAAGGTTTAAGCAGTCGCAAGGATTACGATGAAAGACGAGTACAGCGGTCAAGGTGGGTCGTATTTAATCGATCCAGAAACCGGAAAACGCACTCTGATCAAGCGAACACTTCCCGCCGACCCCCCACAAGAAAATGGCACCACTTCTTCTACGGAAACGACTAATCCTGGTGGAACTAGAGTCCAGCTACGGAGTCGATCCGACTCCAACCGGAACCGACGCGGTTTTGGTGAGGGACTTGAACATCACTCCACAGCAGAGTGATGTCGTTAATCGCGATCTGATCCGTCCTTATTTGGGCGCTTCTGAGCAGCTGCTTGCCAACACTCGCGTTGAGTGTACTTTTAGTGTTGAGCTTGCTGGCTCTGGCACTGCTGGCACTGCTCCGCAGTACGGCAAGGCACTGCAGGCTTGCGGCCTTAGTGAAACTGTTGCTGCTGGTACGTCAGTAACGTATGCGCCAGTTAGCTCATCATTCAGTTCAGTCACTATCCACTACAACATTGATGGTGTTCGCCACAAAGTGACTGGTGCCAGAGGAACATTCACCTTGAATGGATCCGTGGGAGAAATTCCAACCATCGATTTCACGATGACGGGTATCTACAACGCTCCTGATGATTCAGCACTGCCGAGCGTTACTTACGCAAACCAGGCAACACCGCTGATCTTCAAGAACGGCAACACAGACACCTTCTCCTTGCTTTCTTACTCTGGCTGCTTGCAGTCGTTGAGCATGGACATCGGCAACACGGTCGTGTATCGCGAGTTGATTGGCTGCGACAAGGAAGTGATCATCACTGATCGCAACGCAAGCGGTTCTGTGAGTATTGAAATGATTTCAATCGCTACGAAGGACTACTTCACCGCCGCATTGACTGACGGCACGCTGGGTAACTTGACGTTCCAGCACGGCACCACGGCTGGAAACATTGTTGATTTTGCTAGCACCCAAGTCGATATTGGAGACGTGAGCTACGGGGATCAAGACGGCATTGCGATGCTGAACATCCCATACACCGCGATTCCATCAACAGCGGGCAATGACGAGTTCAGTTTGGTGTACACTTGATTTGAGGGAGCCAAGCCCTCTGGAGAAAAGCGCAATGGCCGTGTTGGAGAGCACGGCCTTTTTTATTGCTGTAAGCTAATTGCAGTTAAATTCACTCAATGGCATTCGTTCGGAAAAAGGTCAAAACTTTTAAGTGGCCTGTAACCGTGGAAGAGCCTGCTGATGGCGGAGTCTTTGATGAATCCACTTTTGACGCAGTGTTCAAACGCGTACCACGTTCTGAGTTCCAGAAGCTTGCAGACAAGGGTGATCATGACTTGCTCAAAGCAGTCATGACCGGATGGGAGGGAATTGAAGACGAAGACGGCAAACCGTTGCCGTTCTCCCAGGTAGCAATGAAAGAATTTGCCGATGATCCGTATTGGATTCGTGGTGTCTTGAAGGCATACACCGAAACTTTTGAAGGCGCAAAACTGGGAAACTAAAAGATGCCGTCAAGTATTGGGCGAATGGCGGCAAAAGGATAGAGGACAAAAGTAGTGATGACGCAGCGGCATTTGGATTGAAGCCGCAGCGTCAAGCCGCTCCTGAAGAGGAGCACTTTGAGGTGTGGGAAGAGAATTGGGATACGTTGATGATGTTCCTGCGAATGCAGACGCAGTGGACTGTAACGATGGGAGGTTACGTTGGATTGAAATATGAGGTGTTGTTAGGTGCGTCAGGACTGATGTCCCTTTATGATGTAGAGAATCCCCGTGAGATGCTGGAGAGCCTTCAAGTAATGGAAGCTGCTGCACTCTCTGAGCTGAACAAAAAAGATGGCAAGTAAGACTGTTCAACCGATAGCCATTGAGCTCGGCATTAAGGGCGGCGAAAGACTTGCGGCGCTAAATAGATCATTCCGGGATTTATCAAAACAGACAAAACTTTCTGATAAAGATATTGTTCAGGCGACTAAAGATATTGCTAAGTTTGCAAAAGAAGTTGGTAATAGTGAAGCGACAATAAAAGGTCAGATCAAAGCGTTTGAAGGCTTGCGCGAACAGGCCGCTATGGGCGGCAAGGTTTATCGCGAGCTTGGTGCAAGTATCGGCAATCTTAAGTCAACCCTTAGAGGCTCCACTGATGAGCTAGAGCAGCAAAGGGCTGGATTTGTCAAAACAGGTAATGCTGCCAAGTCTTCTGCTGCTGATATTAAAGCCGTAATTTCGCAACTTGAAGTTTTAAAAGGCAGAGCCAGGCCAGGGTCTTCAGCCTTTGCTCAAATTGCAAAAGATATTGATGCTTTGCAGGGTCGATTAAAGGAAGTCAACATAGAAGTCAAGAAATTTAATGCTGGCTTTGAGACTTCTCAGCGCCCTGCGATGAATCTTGAAAAAATTCAGCGACAGATTGGTCGATTATCCGAGGGGATGAAAACCCTTAATTTTACGAGCAATGAATACCTTCAAACTCAGACGAGAATTGCTTTGCTTGGCCAAGTCCAGAGTCGCTCCGTGGGGAGGCAGCAAGTAAGGGCAAACGCCGAAATGTTTAGTAGTGCTGCATTTCAAAATTTCGCGCAGGGACCAGCTGGAAAACTTGGCCTGCCAAATACAGCAGCAGCTTTAAATCTTGAGATTTCTGAGCTTCAGGCTCAATTAGCCAATACAACTCCAGGGGAATCTTATAAAAGAATTACCCAAGAAATAGCTTCAAAGCAGGCAGACCTGAACACAATACTTAACAGTACGGCTGACGCTTACGACAGGGTTGCGGCTGCTCAGTCTGCGTCAACTCGTAGAGCGCAAAAAATCGCAGACCAGCAAGAATATGCGCGTAGTTCAGGTCTTGCCCCTGGGGCTGGAGGCTATCGGGATCCACAAACCGGCGCAATTATTGCAAGAGGGCGCGGCAGCATTGCGAGCAGAAGAGCTTATAGGCAAAGAGGGCAAGCATTCTTGGATTCGATAAACCAAGAAGCTCAAGGGTTGCGGCAAACTTTAGCTCTGCCTGCTGCAGGCGGGACAACATCAACTGGTCCTGGTATGGCCAGACGGATAGGTGTTGGGAGGGAAGTGGTTAGGGGCGCCCCAGCTGTAGACGTGACATCTCCCGCTGTAGGGCTGAGCGAGCCAATCAAAAAGCAAGCAAATGCGCTAAGAGAAGCTGCCACTGCATATAAGCCATACAACGCAGAGATCAGGAAAGCTAAAGCCGCAAACAATGGAAGTATTTCTGGAATAAATAACCTTAGAGCCGCTTTGGAAAGAAAGCGCAACGAGCTGCCTACGACCACGGCTGCATTTAAGCGTTTAACCCAGCAGATTGAAAGCCTGGACAGGCAGGCGGAAAAAGCTAGTAAGCGCATGAGCCGCCGCAAATTCTCCCCCGGCAAAGCAGCCCAGGTTGCTGGTGCAACGATTTCAGGCGGAATCTTTGGTGGTCCTGAAGGATTTCTTGGTGGCGCAATTGGTGGCGCGGTTGGTGGTGTTGGCGGGTCTTTTGCTGGTGCTGCACTTGGCGCTCAGGTAGGCCAGCTCAGACAGCAACTTGGTGGGTTTGCTGACTATGCAGCGAGTATTACGAGACTGAAGATCGCCCTAGAAGGGATTACGGAGGTGCAAGGCGATGCGATTGCAAGTCAAGGAAACTATGCAAGAGCCGTAGCCGCTGCCGCCAATGTCACGAAGGAATTAAATGTTCCACAAGAAGTCGCTATCAAGGGAATCACTCGACTTACTGCAGCAGTAAAAGGCGCTGGTGGCGGTGTTGCTGATGCAGAGCTTGCTTTTAAAAATATCACTGCTGCTATTACGGCCACTGGCGGTGGGGCAGAACAAGTTGAAGGAGCCGTAACTGCACTCGTACAAATTTTCTCGAAGGGCAAGGTCAGTGCAGAAGAGATCAACCAGATTGCAGAAAGATTGCCCGGTACGTTCAACAAGATTGCTGAGGCATCAGGCAGGACCGGGCCAGAACTGACAAAAGCCTTGCAAAGTGGCGAGGTTGGCCTGAACGACCTGATGAAGTTCTTGGTTCAATTAGGCGGTGAATACGGCGAATTGGCTGAAAAGATCGCGGGGTCTTCCGAGTCCGCTGGAGCAAGATTAACAGTCGCATATAACAATATGCGGATTGAGATAGGTAAAGCTCTTCAGCCGATTGGTGCTGAGTTTCAAGAGGCATTTTTGGAATTTATTACTGACATTGGTCCGGGCTTGGTCAAGACAGCCAAGGCTGTTGGGGAAGGTATGCAGTTTATTCTTAGGAATAGAGAGGCAATCGGTACGGCAGCTGCACTTGCCGCAAAATTAGTCTTAGTATCCAAGGCAATGAAGTTGATCGCAGGTCTTAAGCTTGCGACTATTGCCTCTTTAGTAGGAACCGGAACTGCCGCAAAAATTACTGGAGACGTTTCTGGAATTGCAGCAGGCAAGGTTGCCTTGCTGGGTAAAGCATTAGGGAGTCTTGCTGCTATCGGCATTGTTACTGTTGGCGTTAATTATGTAGTCAACGGCATTGGCTCTGGGAAAAAACAAGAAAATTTGCTGCAAGGTCTTGAGTCAGGCGAGTTTGATAACACTCTTCAGAATCTTCCCTATGATCAAGCTCAAGCTGCTTTGAGAGCAGAAGAGCAAAATCTTACACAGCTTCTAGCGAAAAGAGATAAGCAGCGTCAAGAGATAAAAGATCTCGGCGGACTCGCCGGTATCCCAGGGATTGGCCCAATGATGGTTGGGGCAAAAAGAGGCAGGCTAAATGAAACTTTACTGGAGATTCAAAAATCTCAAAGAATTTTAAGCTCAAAGACTGTGGCACCGCCAAAAAGAGAACCTCTAACCGTATATGACGATCCTACCGGCACTGATACCGGCGGCGGCGGCGGCGGCAAAGGTAGTGCGGATCAAACGCTTTCGCGATTGATTAGCTTGCAGAACGAATACGATTCAATTCTCCGATCAAGCCCATTATTAGAAATTCAAAGATTTCAACTTGCTAATTCACTGGCCCTAGTCCGAGCGCAAGAGGATAACAACGCAGAACTCGTAAATACGATAAAAAACAATGAAATAAACCTTGATTTTGCGGATCAAGAGCTGCGAATAAGAAATCAATACATAGACGCTATGAATGCTGCGAATAGCATAGAAAATCCACAGGAGAGGCTTTTAAAAGAGAGGATTGCAGGGGAAAAGCAAGCTTTTGAGCTTGAGAAGCTTGTAATTTCAGCCAATGGCCGTAAACTTGATCTTACGCAAGAAACTGCTATAGCTGCAGAAAGAATTGCCAAAGCTTCTGAAGACGAGCTTTTCAACCTACGCGATCAGCTTGGGCTGGTCGGCAAGCAGGAAAGGATAGATAGATTTAGGCAGTCAAGGATAGACGCAGGAGATCCAAATGCTGAACAGCAGACTGACTTATTCCGCCAAACAATAGATCCCACGTTGACGGAAGGTTTAGGCCAAAACATTCGCAGTTTGAAAAAAGAGCTGGAAGATCTAGTAAATCCAATCAATCAAATCACTGGCGCAGCAAACGCTATTGGCGGGGCATTTTCGCAGTCGTTTACGGATGCAATCAGTGGATCAAAAAGCGCAAAAGAAGCATTGGCTGATTTCTTCAAGAGTGTTGGCAGTTATTTCTTGGATATGGCTGGTCAGATTATTGCAAAGATGGTGACAATGGCGATTCTGAATGCTGTTGTCGGGTTGCTGCCTGGTGGCCCCCCTGGTGGCATCGGGTTTAATCCCAGCGCACCAAGCATTACAGGCAACTCCCTCGGAGACTTTGGCGGCGGAAGTTTCGGTGGTTTCATGGCAAACGGCGGCCCAGTAAGTGCAAACACGCCCTACATCGTGGGAGAGCGCGGCCCAGAGTTGATGATTCCATCCAGCAGCGGCATGGTGCTGTCTAACAGCGAAACCCGTCAGCAGCTAACGCAACAAGGTTCTGCAATGCGTAGCACCGAGGCTACCCGTCAGCAGCTGAACACGCAGCGAAACACAATGATCACCAACAGCACCCGCGAAACAGAACGCATGACCGAAATGATGCTGTCAAATCCAGATCCAATTGATGTGAGGTATGAATCAACGGTAATCAATAATGTTGAATACGTTACGGCAGAACAGCATCGTCAGGGCATGGCGCAGGCTGCTGAACGCGGCAGATCACTGACACTCTCGGCGCTGCAGGGTAGTGTTAAAACAAGAAAAAAGGTAGGACTTAGCTAATGAGCGCATTTGCCTTCGTCAACTATGCACGGTTTATGCAGGACTCGTCCACACCAACCGTTTACGCCTATCAAAATTTTTCAGTCAATTTAACGAGGACGTACGGCGGAGTTACGTACAGCTTTCTTCCCTTTGCTGTTTCGACTGGTGCAGGCAGTAAGGGCGGCGACCGATCCGAAGCAGTGCTAGGCGCTGCGACAAACGGAATCAGCGTAAACATTTTTGCTGAAGCTGTTCGAAGCCGCTGGCTATTGGATTTAAAAACTGTCAGTCTCGATGTGACGGACTTCAGTGATGTTGCACTGATTCGATCTGAGCTTTGGCGTGTCGCGAGTTACGACATGGATACAGAAAAGGTGCTGTTGAAACTAACTTCACCGCTGGATGCTGTTGCGTCAGACGTTCCAAGGCGTGTCTTGAATACAAAAATCGTTGGGGCGTTACCAACGTCTGGTTCATTGGTGGTTAGCTGATGATTGACTGGAAGCCTTGGATTGGTTTGCCTCATGTCTTTGGTGAGCATCCAAAGAATGGTCGGGGTGCTGATTGCGTAGTAATGGTCTGGGCGATATTAGATTCTGTTGGTGTTTACCACCCGCCATTTGATTACAAATGGATGGAATTAGCAGCTGCTGGTGGATGGGAAGAATTGCAGGCGCTATGGGACGAAGCAACGGAGGTATTGCCAGAAATAGAAGAACATGCAGTTTGCATGTTTGAAAATGGTGCAAGCGGTCTTGGCGTCGGTATCGTAGTAGAGAACGGGGTTTTAGTTGTCCATCACAAGCGTGGCGTGTGCTGGTTACCACCGCGAGCCATGCGAGAATCCCAGTATCGTCGATTTGTGTAATGAGCAGCTTACTTCCATCCGATAAGTATCTTGCCTCAATGCTGGGGTTGACGGATGAGGAGTATTCTTGGTTTAAGGCTGAGGTACGAAAGCGCAGTGCAGAAGCTCCTGAGCCTGCCGTAGTTGCGGGGCTTGAAACTGCTGCAATTATTGCAATCGCCAATTTAGTGATTGGCGTTGGCCTCACTGTTGTTTCGACGCTGCTAAGACCAAAGCCATCATTTGATCAAAACGAACCAGGCAGACCGCCCGAATTAAGGGCGACAAGTAGCGGCGGC